AGACTGGCTGCCTGTACCTCACCGTCGAAGGCGACGGGTACGCATTCTCGGTCGAGGTGCCACTCAAGAAGGAATCCGAGGCCCGCAAGTTCGCGGCCAAAGTGAACGCAGCAGCGAAGGGGTAGACATGGCAGCAGCACTCGGATCGCAGCGAGTCGGGTGCCCCCTGTGCGACGTCATGATCGAGGTCCCGCTTCACGCTGACATGGGCAAGAGGGTCGGCGATCATGTCGAACTGACGGTGACCGCAGACGTGAGCCCGCTGAAGATCCACGTCGCAACGCACAACATGGAGGCAAGCGCATGAGCGAGCCAGTCGTCGTCGAACCCGTCAAGGTACCCAGGAAGCCGACGCGCGCCAAGGTCAAGGCTGCCCCCAAGGTCGCGCCCACACCCGAGCAGAAGCGACCCACGTACAACCACGACACTGGCGCGTTCGAGTAGATGCCCACCGCGCCGCTTGCGTTGTGCCTAACGCCAGGGTGCAGCAACCTCGTACCTAGTGGACGATGCGACGAACACAGACGCGAGAGCAACGCACAACGACCCAACGGATACGCCCGAGGATGGACGTCCGCATGGGCAGCGTTCTCCCGTGACTACCTGGCACGACACCCACTCTGTGAGTGCGATGACTGCGTGTCGTTGCCACAGTGGAAGCGCCCGCCAGCCACTGACGTGGACCACACAGGCGGGCACTCACGCACGTGTGCACACGCACTCGACGAGCAACACTGCGTTGCGCTTAGCCACGCGTGCCACAGTCGCAAGACAGCCAGGGATGACGGATCGTTCGGACGCGAACGGGCACCCCGGTGTTCTTCGAGGCGGGGGTAGGGGCCTCCGAATCTCCACGGCCACGGCGACGCAAGCCCGAGGGGGAGCAAGCCGTGTTGTGTCTCACATCCCTGACCCCCCTTCGATTTCTGCCCCTCGCCTGAGGAGGTGCCCCTCGTGATCCCCACGCTGCTGCGTCACTCGCCCTCGTGCGTCGATCCGAAACCTCCCATCCGTGACGCGGAGTCCGCTGGCGTCGTCGTGTGGACATGCCCGTCCTGCGGCGCGATCGCATCGACCCCAAGGGCTGCCTGATGCCTCGCGCTACTGCTCCCGCATCCCTGCGTCTGATCGCTGGCCGTGGCAACGGCACCGACTCTGGTGGTCGCAAGGTCACGAAGCCCCCAGCGTTCAAGCGACTCCCGCCCGAGGCCCCCGACTGGCTCCCCGACGAGGCCGCTGCCGAGTGGGCGCGCATCGTTCCCGAGCTGGCCCGCCTCGAGCTGCTGAAGCCCGTTGACCGTGCGTCGCTGACGGCGTACTGCCTGACGTGGCAGCGGCTCGTGGACGCGCAGAAGCTCGTGGCCGAGAACCGTATCCTCAGTGTCCAACCGATCCGGGACGACGCCGGCGACGTGATCGACGCGGTGACGATCGACGGTTACGGACTGCTCGGCAAGAACTCGCAGGGCATCGTCCGGGCGCCGTGGGTTGCTATCGCAGAGGCCGCGTCGAAGGAGTTACGCGCGTGGGCTGGAGAGTTTGGCTTCACGCCCAGCGCGGAGAACAAGCTTGCTGTGCGGGAGGCCGACGATGACGAGGCCGACCCTTTCTCGTGACCTGACCAAGGGCACCGCGCCGAAGACGGCCAACGAGCTCCAGATCTCGCCCGAGGTCGCCTACTACCTGACGTCGCGAGGCATTCCGTTCCCGGACTGCCCACCGCGGATCAAGACTCCTGAGCCGCGCCGCGTCAAGGGTGCGGTGTTCGACCCCGAGCGGGTCGACAAGGTCCTCGCAACGTTCGGTGCGTTGAAGCATGTGGCGGGCCAGTGGGCCGGGCAGCCGCTGAAGCCGGACCCGTGGCAGGTCGCCTACATCCTGGCGCCCGTGTTCGGCTGGGTAGTCTTCGATAAGGACGCCGGCCAGTACGTGCGGATCATCCGGGCGCTGTACGTCGACGTGCCTCGCAAGAATGGCAAGTCGACGCTGCTCGGCGGTCTGGCGATCTACATGCTCGCCGCGGATGGTGAGCAGGGCGCGCAGATTGTGACGGCGGCGACGTCGGAGCGTCAGGCCGGGTTCGTGTTCAACCCGATCAAGACGCTCGCCTCGAAGTCGCCCGCCCTCGCGAAGCACGTGCGGGTGGTCGGCAAGAAGGTGCTGCACCCGAAGTCGGGCTCGTACATCGAGGTCATCTCGAGCGTGGCCGATGCTCAGCACGGCGCCAACCTCCACTTCGTTTGTGTCGACGAACTCCATGTCCACAAGACGCCGGACCTGGTCGAAACCCTCGAGACTGGCACCGGTTCACGCCGTCAGCCGCTGGTCGGGATCATCACGACGGCCGATTCTGGCAAGAAGAACACGATCTACTCCCGCAAACGCGAGTATGTCGAGCAACTGGCGCGTGGCGCGATCAAGGACCCGTCCACGTACGGCGTGGTGTGGGCTGCTGACCCGATGGACGATCCGTTCGCGGAGCCGACGTGGCAGAAGGCGAACCCCGGATACGGAATCTCGCCCACCCGGGCCTACATGCGTTCGGCTGCGGCGAAGGCTCAGCAGTCGCCGGCGGATCTGGCCTCGTTCCAGCGGCTCCACCTGGGGCTGCGAACGAAGCAAGAGACCAAGTACCTGGACCTGACGGCCTGGGACCGTAACGGCAGCATCCTCGACGAGGCGAAGCTGAAGGGTCGGCAGGCCTATGGCGGCCTCGACCTCGCGTCCACGTCGGACCTCAATGCACTGTGCTGGCTGTTCCCGGCGGAGGTCGGCTTCGACGCGATCTGGCGGCTGTGGACCCCCGAGGACAACCTGCCGAACCTGGACAAGCGGACCGCAGGAATGGCGACTGTATGGGTACGCGAGGGCTTCCTGACGCTTACCCCGGGCAACGTGTCCGACTACGACTTCATCCGCGCGCAGATCAACCGGGACCGTGAGAAGTTCGATGTGCGAGCGATTGCATACGACCCGTGGAATGCAATGCAGTTGGTCAACGACCTGACGTCTGACAACGCGCCGATGGTGCTGACTCGTCAGGGACTGATTACGTTGTCTGCGCCGACCAAGGCACTACAGCGAATCCTCCTCTCGGGCACGGCCGAGAAGCCGATGTTCCGCCACGGTGGCAACCCGGCAGTGCGCTGGCAAGCCGACAACTTCGCGGTGGCGATGGATGCGGCCGAGAATGTGAAGCCGGACAAGGCGCGGGCGCCCGAAAAGATCGACGCCATCGCGGCGGCAATCAACGCTATGTCGCTGGTCCTGGCGATGGAACCGAAGCGAGTCAGCAAGTACGAAACCGAAGACCTCGCGATCGTCTGATTGAAGGAGCGTCCTGTGCGTCGTGACCGACTGATTCGACGGGCAACGCGGGGCCGGTTCCTGGTCACCACCGACTCTGAGGAGACCTTTGAGGGCGTGCTGTTCGACTGGGATGAGGGTCACTTCATCCTTGCCGACGCATCGTCGATCTCGCCCAAGGGCGACCGGCTGAAGATTGACGAGTACCTGTGGCTGCCACGTGCTCGCGTCAAGTACATGCAAGCGCTGAGGGGGTAAGGCGTGTTCCTTTCGAACGGGACGATCATTCCCCCCCAGATCGACACTCTGGCGGACCGGACTCCGATCTTTGCCGACGCGTCGTACTACGCCACGTCGTCGCTCGAGCTGCTGGGCACCTATGCCGCATACTCCGCGCTGTACAAGTCTCAGGTCTGGGTCGGAATCGTCATTCGCAAGCTGGCGATGGGCACAGCACGGATGCCGTTCGATACCAGGATCCGCCTGAACGACTCGGACTCGAAGCCTGAGAATGGCGCGCTGACTGAGTTGCTGGCACGTCCGAACCCGCGGATGTCTGGGTTCAAGCTGTGGAACTGGACCTCCTCGACTCGTGACACCTACGGCGAGGCGTTCTGGCTGAAACTACGCGACGAGAAGAAGGTCGTCCGGGAACTCCATCCGATGCACCCGGCGAACGTGATCGCGCGTCGCAACATTGAGGGCGGCCTCGAGTACATCTATTCCTCCGGCGCCCGCAACGTGTCGATGCTTCCGCCGATTCCTGAAGAGGATGTCGTCGCGTTCACGACATTCAACCCGGACAATCTGACGCGTGGCCTGAGCAACCTTGAGGGTCTGCGGATGACCTTGCTGAACGAGGACGCGGCGAGGCGCGCCACACAGTCGTTCTGGAAGAACGGACTGCGTCCCTCGGCCACGATTACGCACCCTGGCGAACTCTCCCAGAAGGCATTGGATCGGCTCAAGGCCAATGCTGATGCGCGGCACTCTGGCGCTGACAACATGGGCGGCTCGATCGTCCTCGATGAGGGCATGACCATGAACATCATGCAGCTCACCGCGGAAGATATGCAGTATATCGAGGGTCGGAAGCTGAACCGGGAAGAGGTCTGCGCAGCGTACGACGTGCCACCGCCCGTGGTTCACATCCTCGATCACGCCACATTCAGCAACATCACGGAGCAGCTGCGGTCGATGTACCGGGACACGATGGCGCCGCGGTTCGTGGACTTCGAGTCGGTCATCAACCACCAGCTTGTGCCGGACTTCTACTCCGATCGCGGCGTGTACACCCGGTTCAACATGGACGAGGTGCTGCGCGGCGACTTCGAGGCGAAGGCCACCGCTGCCGTGGCGATGCGCAACGCAGGCCTACTGACCGGCAACCAGGGCATCGCGATGTTCGGTCTGCCTCGCTCTGAGGATCCGAACATGGACCGCTACTTCGCGAACGCAGCACTCGTCGCGCTCGGGACTCCGGCGCAGCGTGTGACGATCACGGAGAAGCCGGACCCGTCGCCAGCTGCGCAGGCGGTGGGTGATGCGGCTGCGGCTGAGGCTGAGGCTGAGGCGGTCGCGAGCGCGGCTGCGGATGCTGCCGGGAAGGCTGTAACGCGCTCGATCTGGGGCAGGGTAAGCCGGAAGGCAACCACTCCGGCCATCCGCGCCGCGCTCGTCGCTGGGCACCAGGTGGAGCTCGACAAGTTCTTCACCCGTCAGCGCGCGGCCGTGAAGGCTGCGGCGGGTACGAAGGCGGCGGGCGTGTTCGACCCGTCCGCGTGGGATGGGGATTTGTCGACGATCCTGCACTCGCTGTCTGAGGCAACGGCGAAGGCGATCGGCGCGAAGGTGGCCGCTGACCTGGGCGGCACCTATGACGGGGCAGATATTGCTGAGTACCTGACCAGCAACTCGGCCTCGACCGCGAAGCAGATCAACCAGACCACGGCGGACGAGATCGCGGCCGCATTCGAGAACGCTTCCGCCGATGAGTCGTCTGACGACACGGTCGACGGAGTGTTCGACGGCGAGATCGCCGCGCGCTCCGGACAAATCTCGGGCACCCGCGTGGCGGTCATTGCCGGACTCGCGTCCCTCGTGGCTGCCCGTCAGTCGAAGGCCCGCACGAAGACGTGGGTCGCGGGAATGAACCCCCGGTCGTCCCATGCCGCGATGGACGGCGAGACGGTACCTCTCGGCGAGCCTTTCAGCAACGGCATGTCAGGCCCAGGCGATTACTCCGGCGGCGGCGATGAAGTCGCTAACTGCAACTGCTCGATGGACTTCTCGACGGAAGGCTGACCATGAACATCACCCGCAAGGACGCCACGATCACCAACACGGACGACGCCTTCCCGGGCGAGTTCGAGGTGGTCCTCTCTGCCCAGACCCTCGACCGCGACGACGAGACCCTGCTCCAGAAGGACTGGAAGACGCCCCTGCCCGAGCACATCACCTTCGACACCGACCACGGCATGACCGTGGCCACGACTGTCGGGTCGGGCGCGCCGACCTTCAACGATGCGGGCGACATTGTGGTACGCGGGTCCTACTCCTCGATCCCCCGCGCGCAAGAGTGCCGCACCCTCGTCAATGAGGGCCACATCCGCACAGTGTCGGTGGCGTTCATGTCGGCCCCGAGCACCGAGAAGGGCGCGCCGAAGGGCACGAGGGTCCGCGAGCTGCTCAATGGCGCATTCACTCCCATCCCCTCCAACCGTGAAGCCCTCATCCTGTCCTCGAAGGGGTTGAAGGTCGGTGCCCGGAACAGCGCATCGGACGCCGAGCACATCCAGGCCATGCACGACCACGCGGCCGCCCTCGGTGCGGCCTGCCCGACCCCGGCGAAGTCCGTGAGGACCGTCACCCTGAAGAGTGTCGACGGGTCCCTTGAGGCCACACAGGACCGCGCACGCGACGCCCTGAACGACGCGTACCCGGGCGTGTACACGTACCTTCGCGCCACGGTCCCCAACGGGTCCGGTGGCGGCACGCTGGTGTTCGGTGTTGAGGACAAGGACACCTTCGACAGCGAGTCCTTCAAGCAGGACTACACAGACGACGGCTCCGTCATCACCCTCGTGGGTGAACGGTCAGCCGTGGACTTGGTGGAGATCATCAAGCCCGATCCCGACGAAGCAGCCCCTTCCGGCGCTGACCCTGCCCCCGATACCGGCACGCAAGTCCCCGTATCCGGCGCAAGGTCTGCCCCCGTCGCAGCTGGCGATTCGGCTGAAATGCAAGCCCGAGCAGCGCGTCTGCGCTTTCTCGGAACAGTCACCAACTGACCCTGGAAGGGGTGCAACATGCCTACTCTCTCAGAGGCAAAGAACAAGGTCCGCGAGCTCTCCAAGAAGGGCCTCGAGGTCGCCGAGTCCACCACAATGACGTTCGCTGAGCAGAAGACCGCTCTCGATCCGATCGAGGCCGACATCGGCAAGTGGATGGAGGAGGTCAAGTCCTGTCTCT